TGACCACCGTCATTGTCGCTGTAGTAGCCCCTCGTGATGTAGAGCTGTCCGTCAGTGATTCCGGAAACGGTAAGCGCCTTAAGAGCCGCCACGTTGTCCACGACGATAGCCTTACTGCCACTGGATCCGAAGATAGCGGCGTCGATCTGACTGACCGTGATCTTCTTGGTGGTGCCGGAAGAAGCCTGCGTGGTATCGCTGACATCTACGATTGCGAGCGGATCAACAGTTGTGTTGACCGTGGAGATCGCTGTCAGTTCGGTGATCTTGGTGGCTGGCATGGTCGGTTAGTACTTGCGGTTATAGGCGATGAACGTTCCGGCAGAGGCAGCGACTGAGGTGAACACCCCGGGGATCTCGGTGCCAGCAGCGATGGAGACGCTGGTCGGGAAGTTGGTGATGTTACCAGAGACCGCGCTAAACGTGCAGGCAGTCACGCACTGGATGCGCTGGAAGTTGCCGGTGACGGCTGCGGTGCTGGTGTTAGCGACGCCGCCGTACTCCCCGGCGAGCTGACGATTGGCTCCTACATTCATGCTTGGTCTAGTTCAGTGTTTGTTGTCTGCCTTTCAAGTTCTCAGTTCGGATTCTGCGCGATGGCAGCAGCGGACTTGTACAGGTCATCGACGTGAGCGTCAGTCCATCCCAGCTCGTCCTGCAGCATCACGATGATCGGACTGTCACGGACGATGTTCTCCTTGTACTCCCAACGGTTCCAACCAATGGACCTCTGAGGCTCTGGAAGGCCATTTAGTGCGGTTGCAATGGCGGTCATCTCGCCGGCCTGCATCACCGCCTCACGCAAGGCCCACATCGACACCTGCGTCGGAACAGGAATGACGATCGGGGCTACAACCCAAGCGCCATCAATCCACTGACAGGTTTCAGTCGCAGGATCGTAAGGAGGTTGCGGCACCTCGACCCATCCCTTGCGGAGAAGGTTGGCGATGGCGACAGAATCAATCTCGGAGCGGAGTTGCTTGTCGTAGCTGAGGAAAGTATTCACAGGGTCGCAGTGTTGTTTATGTCGGCGATTTTGAAGGACAATGAAGCTGCAACTTCAAATCGCCTTCTGAGAGATTTGGAGATGAATGAATTGAACAGCAGGAACTGCATTAGATCAGATGTGTCGAGGTCGGATCCGCTTAGACGTCCGCCGAGCGATATTCTAGTGGTTGTAGTTCCTATCACAGGTGCGGACTGCGAAACGTTTGTTCTGAATCCATAAATCGTTGAGCCGTTGTAGCCGACACTGTTGATGTAAGGCGTCCCAGCGGTTGCCGAAAAGATCCAAACATTGTACGTATTAGTGCTAAAAAAACGCGTCGATGTACCAGAGAATGATCCACCAAAATGAACGTACGAAAAATTTATTATGCTGAAACTTCCATCGTCAGTGGAAACAAGGTGTTTGTCTGAACCTACATTTCTAGGCACATTGGTGCATATCCAAACGTATTGGGTTGGGTTTTCAGCGGTTGTAATTGACGTCGTCATGCATGTGCCAACTCCTGAGTTAGCAGTCGCCGAGAAACTAACCGCAGGCTGACCACCTTGGATGCTGGTCTGGAACGTCGGCCGTTTTCCAGTTATTGCTGTAAACGTCCTGCCGTTCGCGCTTTTCTCAACCCAACTTGAAAGTGTCCCGCCATTGGAAACGCCGCTAATTGTGCGGCTGTCGAGCACCAGAACAGCTCCTGCGTACCGAGCCGAGAACATGACGTGGCGACTGCGGCGATGCATTAGGCTGCTGTGTAGGTGATTTCCACTCCGAGGAGACGAGCGTCTGAAGCGTAATTGTCGCCAGCTACTCCGGCATCTCGATAGACCTCAAAGATCACGGGGTTCCCAGCAGCAGACGTTCCAGCGAGTGAAATTCCAGAGGTTGCTGCACTAATGTGAACGTCATTGATGGCCAAAAGTGAATCAGTAACTGTCACCCCAGTACCCATTGTTGCGCCGAGCGGATCGTCGTTTGCATAGGATCTTCCGCGCACTCCCCATACAACATCAATGTTTGGGGCACTTGCGGTCACAGATGCTGTCCAATGGAATTTGAACGTCATCGTCCCAGTCGGAGACCAGTTTGATGGCATCACCACCATTGCCTGAGCATACTCGGCAGTTCCGGGATCGAACAGCAGCTCGTCAGTGTTGACGCTTCCGGTGGCCTGCTCGCGAGAGTCGATGCCGCAACCAGTCGTGGTACGAGGTATCCACTGAGCAGCCGGTATCCAGACGTTGGTGATGCTGGTTCCTCCACCAGCCGGAGTCGCCCAAGTGCCATCTCCACGCCAGAAGGTGGTGCTGCTCGCTCCTGTTCCGGAGTTGAGGTTAGTGACTGGCAGGTTTCCAGTTACTCCAGTCGATAGCGGAAGCCCAGTGCAGCTAGTCAGTGTTCCGCTTGTCGGAGTTCCAAGCGCAGGCGTCACCAGCGTCGGGCTCGTAGCAAAAACCAGAGACCCGCTTCCAGTTTCATCGGTGACTGCGGAAGCCAGATTCGCGCTTGTCGGAGTCGTCAGGAACGTGGCTACCCCAGAAGCTGGCGTGACTGTTGCAAGAGCACCCAGCCCCATCGAAGTGCGGGCAGTGGCTGCAGTCTGATTCTCCCACCGGTTGGTCGTCCAAACGAGGAAGTCGTTTGTCGCTGGCGTCGTCGGGTAGTTAACGTCGTGCAGCTCGTTCAGCTCGTAGCCATTGTTGACCGCGACGTAGATGATGCCGTTGGAAGGGTGAGCACTGACTACATAGCCCATTCGGACCGCGTGGTTGGGAGCTGTTGGAATCGTATTCACCAACAACCCAGCAGTAGTCGCACTGATGTAGAGAAGATCGCCAGCCGTAAATGTTTGCGTGTTGAGATCACGCAGCAGTCCGCTCGTGATGACCATTCCAGTGGCGTTGTTGGCAATGGTCTCCGACGCAATTCCGATGGTGTTTGCGGTGTTCGGATCCGTATTCCCCTGAGCCAACGCAATCGTGAGGTTTCCAGCACTCGCACCGTTTACTCGAACAACCTGCCCGCGAGTGATTGTCGATCCTGTGGTGTTGCGCCCCAGCACATGACTATCGACGCCAAGCAATGCGTTGACCGATCCGGCTCCAATACCAAGGTCAATCGTCTGATTAGTCGGATCCCAGATCATCTTCGCCAACCCGACTGTTCCACCAGCAGTATTGAACGTGACGCTCTTCAGCCCGCTCATCTCCTGAGTGTCGCTCAACGTGACAGAGCTGTTCTGAATGAGCTGGCCAGTGGTTCCATCCCAGCGCACCAGAGCATTATCCGTAGTCGGAGAAGCAGGACCAGAGACGTTTCCACCACCAGATCCTCCAGTTGCGGAGATGGTGATCGTATCGGTCGATGCATCAGCCGTGATGCTGACGTTGGTTCCAGCAACCAGAGTCAGTGTGTCAGAGGTGCTGTCAGCAACTAGAGACTGACCACCTGCAGAAACAGTGGAGAAGATGTTTTGGTCCCCGCTGTTGGTGCCGCTAAGGGTTCCAGAAGCGCCGTCAGCGATCGTAATTCCAGAAGTCTGAAGCGTGGATCCGCCAGTGCCATCAGCCCTCAGGATCGCATTGTCCGTGGATCCAGTGTTACCTCCGATTCCACCGCCACCACCACCGCCGCCAGCGTATAGTTCAGTGAAGTTGTCGTTGCACTTGTCAAACGCTGTCCTCAGCGGATCACCAGTACCGTCATTTGCCGTTGTGCCGATGTTGATGAGCTGCTGTGCCATACGTCAGTACTTCTTGCTGAACTTAGTGTTCGTCGGAGCAAAGCCGACCTGCAACTTGGTTCCCCCGCATTTCACGCGCACCTCTGGGTTGTCCCGCTCCACCTCACGCAGGAACTGAGAATCTTTCCAGCATTCGTATCCCAGTTTAGCTCCCCAATGATGGTAGAGCGTCGGATCTATACGCATCCGCAATCGGCCAATGCCGTCGATGCTGCGGAGATCCTGCTGGCTGTCCTTGGCGATGCGCTTCTGATGCACCTCGGCATTCACTAAATCCGCGTGATAACCGGTAGCCAGTTCCTTGACCACATCCTGACGCAGTTGCGCCGGGAGTCCTTCGAGTACGTTGTCTAGTATGGGTGATTGCATGGTATAAAAAAGGGGAGCACCCACCGATATGGCAGATGCTCCCCGTTGAGTGATTTATTACGACGCGCCAGCGAACATGCCGAAGCCGCCGGGGTTCTTCACCACGAGACCGGCAATGGCCTGAACGAGACGGATCGGGCCGCCGCCAGCGTCAGGGAGATCCTTGACCTCGGGCAGCTTGCAGTAACGGATCTCGGTCATGTCCATCGGGATCACGTAACCACGATAGGCTTGCGAATCCAAAGCCGCAGAGTTCTTGCCACCGATGAAGGTGGTGGGGTGCAGGATGAGACGACCGAAGTCACCCTCGAACACGTCGATGGAGGACGCGAACGTCGAGCTGGACAGCTCCTGATTGAACGTGCGAACAGCCGTGGCCGCGATGCTGTTAGTATTGGCAACCTGCGTGGCAGAAGAGCTAGTCAGGTTCGTGAACGCGCGCTTCAGGGTCGTTCCGAGAATGCAGTCGTAGTCGCGGTACACGCCAGTCTTGGAGTAGATGGCGGTAAGCACGTTTTGCACGGTGGACTCAGCGAAGTTCGCCGAGGTGACAGAGCTGATGGCATTGGTAGCCGCAGTGCCCGGGGTCACGCCGCCAGCAGGAGCGAAGGCGGAACCGGAGGCAAGAGCACCAATGTTGGAGCTGTTGGTGCCGAGGAGCCAGTTACCGAGGGAACCGGTCTGGTAGGCAGTGGAGGAGCCGTTGTCCTGCTGCGCCGCCTGATTGGTGCAGAGGAACGTACTCTCCATATCCCGTTTAATCTCAACAAGGAGCTTAGCAACCGAGTATGCGATCTCGCTTGCAGCACCGGCAACATTCTGCGTCTCGGCGATGAAACCGACACGAGCATTGCGGCGGAACGCCTGAGCGTAGTTAGTGACGCGCAGACGATTGGCCGACTCGTTCGTGTAGCTGGAGACGTCAGTGCCGTCGATCACGCCGCCAAGCTGAGGAGCGGAGTAATCGTCACATTGCCATGACATGACTACGTTTCCAAGATCCTTCCCCTTGGGAGACATTGACACAAAGGGGGTACTTTTAGCGTCGACGTTAGCGATATAGTCGGCCAATTCCTCGCGGACGCCGACCTGATTGTTTACACCAAGATATGCCATAGTATTAGGATTTTAAGATTGTGTGTTGAAGCAACCGCGACAGATCGGCAGTGCTCCCACTTTGGTTGAACGCCTTCTTGGCAGACCGCGCCGCATCGTTGGCCTTGTCAGACTTGACCGGACTCGCCTTAGGAGCTGCGGGCTGTTTCGGAGCCACCTTCACAGGGGCCTTTGCAACCTTCGCGCTCTTCTCGCGTTCCATTCGAGCCTTCCGACCTTCGAGGAAGTCACCGATTGCAATCTGGTAGTCAGGAAACGACGCAAGCTGTGGCATTTGCCGCAACACCTGCTGCGCTTCCGAATACGTCGGATTGCTACGGTCCTTCCACCAAGGGTACGCACTCTCCGCAACTGGCCGGACTTGCTTGTACGTGTTCAGGAATTGGTGCCGCGTCGGAATGTGAACATCCAAGGCATCCTCGACTCGTCGCCGAATCGCCTTGATCTCATCCGCGCTGTACTCTTTCCCGCCCACTTCGCAGCCGTCAGCGTTGTCCTCGCACCACCTTCTCAACTCCCGGGCCTTGCGGTACTCATCGCTGAGTTTCGCCTCGTCCCAGATGTCAGAGAACGGATTGTCGGTCGTCGCTGCCGCCTGCGGTACTGCCGCCTGCTGCTCGAGTGCTTCCAGCTTCGTCCGCGCCTCATTCAGCTCCCGCTCCAAGGCTTCCGCTTTAGCTGCGGCTTCCTTTTTCTGAGCAACGAGCTTGTTGATGCGCTTCTGGACTCCAGCCGGTTCGTCCTCGGTAGCGTCTTCAGTCTGCTGAGTGGTTTCCTCCTCAGCGGGATCCTCCACGGGTGTCGCCTCCCCGGTCTCAGCAGTCTCGGACGCTGACTCCTCGGCAACCGGCTCATCTGCACTCGCAGCGGCTGGTTCCGGTTCCTCGACAGCTTTCGGAGTCTCAGAGAACCGAGTCTCCAACAGTTTCGCCAACGCCACCGTGTCGAGCGGGATCGGGTTGAGCGGTTGTGCCGTGTTTTGTTGGGGTGTCGCTTCCCCGGTTTGTGTTGCTTCCATGCTTTTTAGGCCCTGCAAGTCGGGCATACTACGACAGGGTTTAACGCTAAACCCAGAAAGCTGAAGCCCTCATGGACTACGTTACCGCTAACGTCAATCAATTATTCTTGGGGAGCTTCCAGCTTCAGACCCATCTCCACGAGGAACGAGCGTGCATCCGATAGAGCAGCCGCCCGCCCGCAGTTGTACGCCCTCGCTTCCGGCGTCAGTGCCGAGTTGATCGCTGCGGACACCTCATCAGCAATCAATTCACTCAGCACCTGCCGCAATGCACGCAGCACCGGCTCATGTTCACCCACACCACCCAGCGCCATCTTGAGCTGTTCGTCAGTCATTCTCATTGAGGAGTCGCTCCGGGTTGCACGCCAAGACGTCCAGTGACCGCGTTCTGTTGCTGTTGGACGCTGAACTGAAGATTCTCAACGTACTTCTGCAAGTTAGCTTGGAACAACGGATCCTGTTGTGCCTGCTGCTGGTATTTCGGGTTCGCCTGCAGGATCTGCTGCGCAAAGTTAAGCCTTGCTTGAGCTGTCGGATCGTTCTCACGCAGCTTGGGAGGATTGCCAAGGCTCATCAGGCCCAGTTCATCGTTGGTCTCGTCGAACATCTTCTGCGAGGCCGGTCCAGCCTGCATGATAAGCTCATTAGCCAGAGTCGGATCAATCGCACGCAGCGCCAGACCCACCAACTTGGTGCGATCCACCACGCCAACGCTGTCCAGCGGCAGAACGAGGCTAGAAAGCGCCTTGAGCTTCTCGGTCACGAGGTCGGTCTGCAGCTCGCGCACGTCGAACTTCAGCGAAACGTCGAATTCTTGGACGTTGGTACTCAGCGGAACGTTGCTTCCGGTGATACGAGCCACCTCTTCCGGCCCAGTGTACTGCAACGTTAGGCTCAGAACCTGCCGGAACGCCTCGGTCCAGCCATGCAGCCAATTATTCACGAGCCTCTGCTGCCGCATCTGAGTGAGCGCAGGAGGCACTTTCTCGGTGGGACGGCCAAAGTACCTGTCCACCTGCGTCTCGATGGCTGCGATGAGGTTAAACGCAACACTCGGCTCACGCGCAGGCGGCTGCATGAACGAGATCTCGCCCGGACGCAGCACCGGAATCTGCACCGCAGGCCCAAGACGCAGGTTTCCGCCCCTCGTCTTAGGAACTTGGATCGGCGGAATCGTGTTCAGGCTCGTGTAATCGAAGATCGAATCACGCTGGGCCTTGATTTCATTCTGCCAGGTGCTGCAGATCTCAGGAACACCACGGCTCTCGACGATCTTCCGATGGATCACCTCGCTGCGCCACACGATGAACGGATACTGACCGTGCTCGTAGTCGATCAGCTCGAACTTGCCCCACGAATCACCCACTTGTGGACAGAATACTGTACAGTAAACGCCCGGGACACCGTCTTCATCGAGCGCCTTCTGGTAGGCGTACACCACCTCGATCAGGTTCTCACGGTCCAACACCGCGTTGTTGGTCAGCCCAATGGTGTAGGTGTAGTCGCTGAAGTTGCTGAACCGTCCTCGGGTGGCAATCGCCTGCTTAGCCCATTCCTCATCCCAGTCGTCGGTCTCGACATGCTGCATCACCTCGATTTCGGTCATGTAGCAGCGACGAAAAACCACACGAGCACTCTGGATGTCGGTCGTCTCCGGCGGGAACGCCAGCTCATCGTATGGAGCCAATGCCGCAACGCTCGGAGAGTTCTTCACCAGCGTCGGCACGTAGATCTCGCACTCGCCTTCCTCACGCAGGTCCTTCACGCACTCCAGAGCCTTGCGCTTCTTGAGATTCGGGAAAGCCGCCATGAGCAGCTCGGCCAACTGGTCGGTGGCGTCCGGATTCGCCAGCAGATTCGGCAGGTCCGCCAACACGCTGCCAGTTGGGCTCTGCGCCGCGATCGCCATGAGCTGCTCGACCGTGACGTACTGCTCCTTCTGACCGATCTCCTGCTGCCACGAGACATGCACGCCCGCCCAGCCGTAGGTCCACAGGTACTGACTCAAGAGCTCCACCTCACGGGTCATGTCCGTGTAGAGCTTCTGGTTCATCACCCAGTCCATGAGGCTGTGCGCCGTCACCGCGGTGTCCAGATTCCGCACGTTGGTTGGAGCAACACGCAGCATCGAGCGCCAGAAGGCCGTCGAGCACACGTCAACCAGCCCGTTGACCACCTCGTCAGCCAGCGGGATCCGCGTATCGGACGCACCGTCCCAAGGGAACGCCATCTTCCCATTCGGCTGGTTGTCATTCCACTTCTTGCCGTCACCGCTCTGACCGTCCCAGCGGCAGTACCGGGTGTTCTCAGCCTGACCAACACGAGTCCCAAGACCAAAGTCAGTTGCCGCACGGCGCAGCTCCTCGTTCAGCGCACCCACGTCCGGCGCGTCACCCACATGCGCCATTGCATCACCACTGGTCTTGTAACTCGTCGCGTATTGCATCTGCAGCCCTTTGGTCTCTTTTTGCCTAAAAAGCAACGCTAATACCCCCCTCCGCCGTAGCTATCCAGCCCACCGGCACCCACATGCTCTATCTTGGAGATCAAAAGCATGCCCAAGCAGTCGATCGGATCCTTGGATGCACCCTTCTGGCCATCCCTGCCCGTATGCTCTGACATGCACCAGATCAGGTTGTGCAGGTCGTCCACCACGTAGAGCCTCGGCTCGTTCAAGGACGTGAGCGGCTTTGTAGCGTCGTAACTCAGGTCGGAGTTGATGGCAGCCGTCCGCTGGTCAACCGGCACACCCGGAGCTGGAATGAACGCCATGCCATCGTCCTGATCGCTAGGCTCGGCCAGTAGGTCAATCAGCGTCGTCCCACCCTGCTCGCTCAATGCCGGACTGCCACCCGCTCTAGGGTCAATCAAACGCATTACCGGCTCCCCACGGCCAATCTCTTCCTCGATAGTACGGAATAGCTGCCGGTACTCGATCACGCTCCGACCCGCCTCCAACGTCTGAGCCGGACCCGGTTTTCCGTCCGCCTTCTCACTCGGCAGCGCCCACTCTCCGTACCCGGTGAAGTCCGGGAACTCACGCACCACCACCTTGCGGCCATCCTCGTAGACCAGCAGCCACAGGCAGTACCAGTTACGGCTGCCAGCCGGGTCGCAGACCATGTACAGCGTACCCCCATCAGGAATCCTGCTTCGAGGTATGCAGTGAGTCTCAGGCCGGAACCTCGCAAACGCCTTGCCGATGTTGTCGCTCGCCCAGCCATAGGCACGCGTCAGGATCTGCCCCATCGGCGCACCAACCAGCTTGGACTTCATCTCGTCCCACGGGTTGTATGGGTTGTCCTCGGAGAAGAAGAAAACCGTGGACCGATTCTGCTTCTCCAGCCGCATCACCCTAGGTGCCTTCCCTGCCGGCCATGTGGGTAATCCCTGCTTACCAGTCAGCATCTGCCCCTTGTGCCACTCGGTGATCGCCGCACCCCCAGTGAACTCCTTGTAGACTGACGCCACACCCTCGAGCGGAGTCTGGGTCACCAGCAGCTTACCCCTACGTGTAACCAAACGGT